GTTATATGTAAAGGTGTATTCTCCTGAAAACGGTGATAGTTTCAGTTCAGCGGAGTTTTTATATTTATTTTTACTAGTGTCTCCTAATCCTAACTTTTCTGGATTATTTTCAGGGTTTGTAGATATTGCATACGTATCTTCTATAGGGAAGCTATCTAAACCTTCTTGAGGGTTTCCATCTGGTATTATTTTCTTGCCTTGAAGTGCTCTAGCAGCTCCGCTTTCTCCATCAAATCCTAAAAATCCTAAAAGTCCGTTCGGGTCTCCAGATTTTATATATGTGTCAGGAGTAAATCCTCGTACAAAATGTGTACCCGTTCCGTTTACAGGAACTTGAGCTAAGGTTGATCCTACAATCTTAAGAACTTGTCCTGCGGCTGCGGCTGCACCTGCTAGTGCTGCTCCTATATTTGTTGCTCCACCTTCTTGATTTCTTTTTTTTGCAGCTGCTGCTTTTGCTTTGCTTGCTAATTCAGAAGCACTTAATAGTGTTTGATTTCCTACAAACTTTAAACCTGGTTTATCAATAAGCATTTGAGCGATACGTGCTGTATCATCAATGCGTTTGTTAAACTGCAGTCCTATAGTTTTATCGTTATTGTTTGGAGGATCTTTTATATCTTTTATTACATACGGAGGTTGTGTACCTGTTTCCGAATAATTAATCGAACGCAGGGCATCCATATTACCTTCATTATAGTTTTGTAAGATTCCCATCTACTATCCTGGGAGGTTATCTGAATATTTTGGAGGTGTTGCTCCGTTTAAGTCTAACTCTGATGCAGGTCTTAAAATTGGAGGAGTATTATTCAACGATGATTGGTTATGAAGTGTTGAATCTGGATCTGCTCCTGGGTTTTGTCCTGGTGTCTGTCCTCCTAATCCTAATACTGAGTTAGGTAGCTGGTCTGTTAAAATTCCGTTTGCCATAATATATTATTTAATTGTTTTATTATAAATAGAAGTTAAGAACTTTTATATGAACCTAATACTAATGCAGAACCTACTTTGTTTCCATCTAAAGTAACTGTTCCTTCTTTATTTAGAATACTCTTAAGAACAGATGATACTTCTGTTTTCATCTGTCTAATTTCTGTTACTAGTGGCGATAAATCAACTCCTCCTATTGAAGTTGATGCTCCTTGTTGTTCTCCTCCGGAAAATAGGTCTGTCCCTGCTACTACGGTATCCTTATTATTCAGTGCTATTGCTCCTTCTGGTCCCATTAATGTTCTTTTACCGTAACCAGGTGAAACCATATCATCTGCCTTTACTTGTGAATAAATTAAAGCACCTACACCTGTTGCAACAGCGGCTCCTGCTAAAGCATTTATTGGGTTAGCTATTGCGTATGCGGCAGCTTTTGCTACCAGTACCCCAAGTTCTCTAAAATGTTTAGGCATATTTCGTACCATTGCAACACCTTGAGCAACAATACTGCCTAATATAGTTTCATTAAGAACTAATTCAGCCGCTTTCATTCCAACAAGTCCCTCTTCTCTAGCTAATTGAACTGCAGCCAAAGTATTTTGTAATCCTAGCGAAGTTACTATGCCTGAGTTTAAGGTCACTTCTACTCCTTTAGCTGCATTTATAGCTAATTGAATAGCCTGTATACCTGCCATAGTCGTTTTCATAGCTTTAAATGCTCCAACTGCTACTAAAAGGTATTTAACCCATCCGGAAAAATAATTTGCTATTGTACCTATTCCTTTAGCAATCGGACCAACGATAGATAGTAGAGCTTCAACAATAGGTACTACTGCTTCTAAGACTGGTGCAAATGCTTGTGCTAATTTAGCAACTGATTTCTGTATTCTTGCTTGAATGTCTATTTGTTTTGACTGTTCTAAGGTAACTCCTCTTGCAGCTGCTATTTGTTCACCAGTCATTCCTTCCCTAGCTTTTTCAGTTAGAACCATTTTACCAAGCTCTTCTCTTGACATACCTAAGGCTTTTGCTAAAGATTCTTGTTGTATACGATTCATCTTAGCAAATTCTGCGGCTGATGCTCCGTTCTTAGATAGTTCCTCAGCTACTCCTTCTAAATCATTATTAAGTGCTAATTCTCTAGCTTTAGAAAGATTTATATTCTTACCAGTTAGTAGTTGCGCTTCTAGTTCGTTACCTATTGAGGTTTCAAACTCCATTAAACCGTCTGCAATTTGATTTACTTTCTGTAAATCCATTCCAAGTTTTCTAGCTGCTGCTGCTGATCTTGTTAATTCTTCTGTATTTCCTCCTGTAGATGCTACAATATCATCAGATGTTGATAATATATCGTCATATACTAATTTTTTAGAAACTCCTGCATCAACGTTATCGTATATACTCTTACCTAGTTGGTCTGCGGATTCCCCAGTGAGTTTCATTACCATTCCAAGCTGTGCTCCTTGTTCAGCTGATATACCTAGCAGTTCTTTAGCGTCCGATATTTGAGCTATTTGATCTGGTGAGAATACTGAGGTTGAATCTAGTCCTATTTGTTTAGTTAGTTCTGCAGATGTTTGTAGAAGCTCTGTTAGTGAAGATATTTCTGTTTGAACTCCGTTTAACGTTTTAGCAGATTTACCAGATAGTTGTATGAATTCTGTTTGCGCTTTATTTACATCTAAAAATGCAGAGACTATTCCTCCTATTATAGCTGCAGGATCAAATAATGCTTGACCAAATCCTCTAGACACTATACTAAATCCTGTGGCGGCGATTCCCATTCTATCTAAGAGAGTAGAATTTTCACCTAATAACTTAGCTTGCATTCTCATCTCCTCTGTAGCTTCTTCCATAGCATCGTGGAAGATACCTGAACGCATACCGAGTCTTTCCATTAAAGCTCCTGTACCTCCTACTAAAGCACCGGTAACACCCATGTTTTTGCTTATAATTTTTTCTAGTCTAAGCCGTTCCTGGGTTAATTTTTCTAATTCTTCAACTTCTTTATGTTGATCATAGTAAGATGAGAGTATTGCTTTTTGCTTATCGTTAAATTCATCAGCTCTGTTAATCCCGTTTTTTAAGTACTCAGCTCTAGATCGTTCGTCTAAGCCTGCTGCGTCGGCTGCTTCTTCTAAAAAATCTAAATACTCTTTACCTGCTGCAGATAGTCCATCTCCGTTTTTTAACCTCTGTGCTTCGTCTTTAAGAAGTTGTTTGTTTATACTCAATTTTCTTTCTAATCGTTTAAGTTGATTTTTACTTAAATCGATCATTCCTGCTTCATCATCTCTTAATTGACCTGCTAATTGAGTAAGTTTATTATAGGCACTTATAGAAGAATTTAAAGCTTTGTTTTTTGACCCTAATTCACCTGTTATGGCTCTTAATGTTTGATATAAATTACCTGCACTTCCTTCAGCATCATTCAATGCTTGCTGCATCTCTCGAACTAAAGATACCAACTTTTCTTGGTTATCACCAGCTTCTTGAATTTTACGAGAAAATTTTTGAGTTGATACACCAGCATTATCTAATGCACGGAGTAGTAACTGTAATTCATTATTAAGATTAGCCATTTACGGATTTAGTTTATTATAAATAGTTAAGGCTCGCTTATTTGCGAGCCCTTGTACTATACGTCGGCTTTTTAATCTTTCCGCCTTTCATAGCGCTAGATTTCTTATTAACCTTATCGTATTCTTCTTTTTCTTTTTCGTAATGTTCTTGAATATTTCTAAATGTAAAGTTTCTCAACCATATCGGCATGTTATAAACTGTTTCATAATCATACCCTCCCTTTCCATGAAAAACTATTTCATGAATTTGTTTGAATATAGAAACTCTATAGGTTTGCGTCAGGCCAAAGAAAGTTAACCCCGATAGGGATATCTATCCCCCCTTCTGGTCCGTTTTCCGGATAAAATTTCATATCTACATCTGGTTGAAAGTCTCTAAGGTAGTTTCTAAACGCTCTAGAGTCTCTTGCAAGGAATTGATTATCTACAAAGGATCTAACGTTTTTTCTCTCGCTATCACCATTAACTGCTAGTAACATATGTTTTAGTCTTGTAGATAATTCTGCTGATGATTCTTTATTAATCTTTTTTAAACCTTTTACTTCCTGGTCTACTTTTTGCTCGTCACCGTGTGTTAGCAATTTAAAGGTAATTACAGTACCTGATGTTGGTAAAGTGAAGTTAAAAGCATTTTCAGATGCCTTTTCTATGTCTTGATGTAAAGGTTTATTATCTAGTAAAGATAGATCTATAACTTCCTTTTCTCTTGCGTATTCGAATTCGTAATCTTTACCGTATCCTAATATACGTGCAGCTATAAGTAAAGCATTTTTATCTCCTACAAGTATCTCATTATAGTCAATTGTCTTGTCAACTATCAATGCCTGAAGAAGTTTATCAATAACAATACCTTTTTCGATATAGTTTTGATTAGTTAAGATATCCTCTTCTTTTGCTGTCATGTACTTCATTTCGATTGTACCTGATGCTAGTGGTGATTCTTTTGGGTAAAGTTTTCCTTTTGAAGGCAAGTCAACTACTTCGGTAGGGAATTTTTGTGTTTGTTCCATAAATTTTATTAATTAAAACTAGTTCTAAATATAAATATATGAAAATAAAAAAAGGAAAGCAACTAATACCTTCCTTTTTTAGTTTTTATCTAAATTCTATTGACTATATTCCTCACTACCTTTATAAAAGTCCCTGATAGAAATTTTTATAAAAGGCGGGGATGTTGTAGTCTTTTCCGTTTACTTTAATTGTTCCGGTAATAGGGGTATTTTTGAATTTATCCTTAAGTACGTAAGATAAAGTCCCATCAGGATTATCTACTTCTATACTCGTTCCGCCTTTTCCTGAAATATATTTACGGTTAGGTTCGTAGTAGTATGGGTCTGGTGTGAAAGAGTGGTTATCTAGTTCTAAAGGTAATAAGTTTTTCTGGGCTCTTTTTAATTTTTCGGCATACTCTTCTTCTTGTCTCTTTTTATCATCGGTACCCATGTCAGCTAAATACAGTTTATCAAATTCTTTGGTAATCTTACTTTTCTCAATTGGAGTTAGTTGGCGATCTAGTCTGTTTGAAATGTATTCCTTAGCTTTAGTGGAATCGCTCATTTTCATTCCTGTTTCATAAAAGTCTGCTACAAGAGATTTAATACTATTTTCTTGTACTTCTCTTAATGTTATACTATTAGTAGTTAATTTATTTTCAACTAAAAATTTTTTTAAGTCAAAATTATTTCCCATTTTTTTTTATTAACGTTATACATATAAATATAGCTAAATATACGAAAAATACTTATTTTAAACAACAAAAGCCCGAAATGAATCGAGCTTCTATTTTTATTTAAATTGTGTTTAGTAGTTGAGAACGCAATAATCCATTGCAACAGTAATTGACAATTCTACTGTATCAGAAGATGACCAATCGAAATCTCCTTGTGCCATAGATGTAATAAATGCACCTTTAATAATCCATTCAGAAACAATATCTCCTACAGGTCCTAAAACATTGAGTGTCAAATCTTTTTTGTAGAAATCTGAGTATCCTGCTCTACCGGTTACTGATTCGTAAGATAGTCTTGCCCATTCCATTACTGACTGTGCTCCAGAAGGTGTAATTGGATCGTATAATGTCATATCCATGTTACCCCATTCTCTTTTTCCTCTTATCTTACGGTAAGAATTAATATGATCAAGCTTTACTTCTTCATCTTCAAAGTTTGGAGCTGTTACTGATTTTACCATGAATGATGGGATATTATCCATATACATGATAAACCTATTTTGTACCTTTGGTTCAAAGGCTCTGAACATTATTTCGTTTGGATCTAGTACTGCCATTTTATTTCTTTATTATAAATATTGTTGTTTTAAATTATCCTGCAAATGTTGCTCCTGTTGGTTCAATTGTAAAGTCAAGTACTATAAATTCTGCAGTTTTAACTGGTTGAATAAAGATTTGACCTATTAGTTGATTTCTATCAACAACGTCTGCTGTATTGTTAGTATCGTCCATTACCACTCTGTAAGCGTAAAGACCTTGTCTCTGTACTACTGATTCTAAGTATGGGTTAACTGTTGCTAAGAATCTGTTTCTTGTTGCAATAGTATTTTGTTCGAATACTAAGTTTCTTGATTCGTCTCCGATAAATTTCTTTAACTCAATTAACAATCTTCTTACATTTACTCTATCTAAAGCTGATGCTTTAGTTTGTAATGTCTTTTGACCGAATACTGATATTCCTTGTCCTGGGAAAGAAGCTATTGGATTTACTTTATTTGAATATAAAGTATCTCTCTGAGTTCTTGTTAAACGTCTTTCTGCTTGAATAACTCCTGCTACTCCTCCTCTTACAAGTCCTGCTGGTGCAAACCATGGTGCTGAACTATTATCTGTGAAAGCATATACTCCTGGAATAACAACTGAAGCTGGTACCCATTCGTTTCTACCTGTTGCAGATAAAACTTGTAGCCAAGGCCAGTAAGTTGCTGCATACGAACTATTAATTGATGTTGCTTTAGCTACTACATTACTAACTGTTGCTTCGTAGTTCTGCACATCTACTACTGCGATACAATCTCCTCTACCTTCTGCAAGAGATATAATAGAATCAATAGGTGTTACATGTGTTGCGTTAGCGTAACTTAAGCCTGGTGCAGATATAATATTAAATACGTACTCTTCTGTGTTGGTTAGTAGGTTTATAATACTTGTATAGTTGCCTGCAGTAAGTCCTTGTGTATTTGTATTGTCGATACTCTCAAAGAAGTTAGCTCCTGCTATAATATCTCCTTGTGCACCAAAGAATGATCCAGATTCTGCAATCGGAAGAGAGCCGCTATAAGATGCTCCGTTAGTATCTGTATTAACAGTTACTCCGTCTGTACTTAAATAGTCTAAAGTTTTTAGATTTACTGCAGATACTCTAACGTATTTAGATCTGTTTACATATTCTCCTGTTGTTCTTATATAAGTTCCGTCAGCTCCGTCTACTAGTGTTGAAGATTGGTTACCGATTACTGCTTCTATATAGTTTGAGCTATTAGGATCTAAAGATACATTATTAAATGTCTCTAAGATTATTTTACTTTTAGTATTATCATCTCCTTGACGAACACTTAAACTAAAAGTACCTTGAGAGTCACTGATATTTGATACTTCCCATCTTAGGTTATCAGAAGAACCTGATACTAAAGACCCGTCACTATTTTCTGCAATTGAAGCAGTTAGTCCTGTTGAATTATTAAACAATGCTCCTTCTCCTAGTGTCTCTAAAACAAAAGGTTGGAAACTGCCGTTATCTGATGATGATACGTGAGTAGTAGTAGCTGGGTCGTATGTTCCTGATACGATTCTTGATACTAATACTGAGTTACCTCCTTGTGAGAAGTAGTTTTTAACTGCTAGAGATGTCATAAACTCATATGATGTAGAAGCTGATTCGAAGGTTGCTCCGAAGGTTCTTACATAATCATTATATGATGTTACTAGTGTTGGTTTTTCTACCGGTCCTTTTACTGCTGGACCTATAATAGCTGCGCCAGCCTCTACTGGGGCTGGTTGAATGAATGAAATGTCATTTTCTCTAGTGAATACACCTGGAGAGATAATTGCTTCTGCCATGTTTAATGAAGTTTATTTA